CAAGTGTCCCAATAGCTAAGATAACTTTAAGTCCACCCTTACCCATAGAAACATCTTGTCTTAACGATTTAACTTCTTTTTTCATTTCTTCTAAAGTTTTTAAGATGTTATTCATTCGTTCAGCACAAAGTTTCTCATGTGATGAAAGTCTTACACCAGTAGCGACTTCGCTAAATTCTTTTGGTGTAATTTTTTTTCTAGGCATTAGAATTTAGCTTTTAAATAATTAACATTTTGAGTTATCTGTGCTGTTGTTAATGATGTAGTTTCATAAAATAAAATTGCTTTTATTCTTCCTCTAGCTTGATAATCATTATCACCATTGCCTCGTTCAATATCCATAAAATCAATATGACTTTGTAAGGATTGTGTACCTAAACCACCTGGATTTAAAATATGTGTCGTATCAATAAATCCATCAAGAGTATTGTTTGGTCTATTAAATGTAAAAACTTTATATCCTAAATTTAAAACACCACCACTAATTGCTGTTCTTTGTTCTCCACCACCAGAGTTTATTGTAAATTGATTAGAACCACTTGCATCATAATCAAATAGCCAATACACATCACCACCAGAATTATCTCTACCATCCATTATATAACTTCTAGCACCACCATCATTTTGTGCAGTAAATTCAACAAGCATTTGAATACAATAAACATTAGTATCAACAGTAGGTATTCTCATTGATTGTCTTTGAGAATAACCTGATAGATTAAATCCCATTGTACCTGTGCTACTGTCATAAGTAGGTGAGTTATATAATGAAGCATTATCACCACCACTTATTAAATTTGTGACTGTTGAACCAGAACCAGAATAAGATAATCCACTAGCAAAATTGTAATAGTGAGTTAAACCTGTTGTAATTAATCCTGGTTTAACAGTCATGCTAAAACTTCTATCTGTAGTTTGTGTGCCACTTGTTGCTCTTAAATCAAAACTAACTGTTGTGTCGCTAGAAACATTATTTGGGTCACCAGTAATTTGACCATTAGAAGAATTTAAAGAAAATCCTGCACCAGATAAAGTTGATGTAACTTCTGAATAACTTACAGTATCTCCTTCATCATCTGTAGCTGAAACTGTTGCGTGAACTGTGCTTGAACTTTCATCATCAAAAATATTACTATTTATATTTCCACTTGCTGTTTGCCAAACAGGTTTAGCATCTACATTAAATGCACTTCCTAAAGTATTTGATAAACCAGAAGTATTTGTAACTTTAACACTAAAAGGTTCATTAGCATTTGTAACTGAAGTTGGAACTCTAGCTGTTATTGAGGTATCTGAATTTACTGTAACTGTTGGACTAGCATATTCTGTATTGTTTGCACCAATAAATTTAACAGTAGCACCAGAATTAAAACTAGAACCAGTTATAGATAAATCATAATTACTACTAATTTGTGTTTCTGTAATATTACTAGCACCGACACCAGAAACTGTTGGTGGACTATCAATACTTTTAAAAGCAGTACCAGTATAATATTCAGCTAATCCAGTTTCAGAGTTAAACCTTAATTGACCTGCTGTACTACCTCTTTCTGCTGTCGTACCACTAGCGACTTTAGTACCTTCAGTACCAGTATCAACTATATCTTCAAATTTAAAGTCAGCTATATCTCTAGCTTTTGTCATATTAAGTATTCTCCTATTTCAATTGTTTTCATAATGTTATCTTGCAGTACAAGGGTTATCTCCGACTAGAGGTTGTTCGGCAAATGCCATGTAGATGTATGATGCACCACTTCCATTTACATTTCCACTTGTAATTCCTATTTTAAAACCATTTGATAACAAATCATACTCACCTGCGTCTGCTTCTGCATTTGAAAGATTTGCCATAAGTCTATAATTTTCAGAATTGTAACCAAGTCTTTTATTATCAAACATAAACCATTCTGATGTACTATCTATTCTTTTGTGCATAACAAAAGCAGGTTTAAATCCTGTATAAACAAATGTTCCATCTGTACTTCCATTGCCAACGTAGCTTCCAAATTTTGAGAAGCCTTGTATATTTGCGAAAGCATAAAACACATAACTCTCTCCACTTCCATTTACTGCACTATTACTGTCCATACTAAATACAGATGATGTTGGTGCAGTATTATTCCATAAAGCATTTGTAGCTGAAGCAGCTGTATCATTTAATTTAATAAATTTAGTTGCACCTATTCCAGAATGATAACAATACCAATCTCCTGCACCACTAGTTTTTTTAACTATAAACATAGATGGAGCAACACCTAAACCATGACCAACTGTTGCACCTGTTGTAGCATTTCCAGAAAATGTTCCAACACTAAATCCACTTGTAGTATTAGCTGAAACTGTAGAACTTATAGAACCATCTGTATTAGCTGAACCTGCACCATTTGCTTTCCAACACCAATTTACATAATCATCTGTTCCAAAATTAAAACTTCCACTTGAACCAAATGTATAACCATCTGAATTAAATGCAGTTATAGCATTAGCATCTGTTGCTTCTGCATCAGTATTATTTGAAAATAATTTTTTTGTTCCACCTCTTACAGCATCTACAAGAGCAGGAATGTAAGAAGCATTATCTCTATTTTTAGTCCAAACAAAATCTGGTTGAAAATCCATACCACTTATAGTTTTTCCACTACCATTTGCAGTATATAAATTAGTATTAAAATAATCAGAAGGTTTTTTAATTGTAGTATAAGCCATTATAAATTTAATCCTTTTGTTGATAAGGCTGTGTAGCCTGTTGGTACGTCATATTCAAAAATACCATTACCACTTGCGTTAGTTCCTGCACTAGATACTGCTGTTGTTCCGAAGTAGCCATTGCCGAAGTTGTAAGATGATTGAACACCACCATTTGTTTGATAATGAACAGAACAAGGAAACACCATATCTCTTCCTGTTGTGCTTAATGTTACATCTGAAACATGAGCAACTCCATTTTTATAAAATGTAATTGTGTAATTATCCATATCACAAGCTATTCCCATAATATCGTTTGTAGCATAAGTTCCATAATCTGCAGTTGTATCACTACCATCTTTTTTTATTTCTCCACCATCTATATTGTAAAAACCTGTATATCCTGTTTGGTTCATAGGATTAGTTGTATTAGCCACTAAAATATTTGAACCTAAAACACCTGTATTATAAGAATTATGAACATTATCAAATTTTACTTCCCAATAATATTTTCCAGATGACATTCCAAGTGTACTTACAGCAAGTTTCCAAGCAGGAGATGTAGTTGTGCTTTCGCAAGTTAAATTACCTTTAGTTAAAGCCATCATTGCTCCTGCGTTATTAACTAAAGGATTTAATGTAGCAAAAACATTTGAAGGATTATCTTCAGTATTCGTTAATGTACCACCTGCAACTGTAAAGTTATTACCTTCACCAGATTGGTCTGTAACTGAATTACCATCTTTTAAAATAAAGAAACCATTAGTTCCATAAGTAACTGATGGAGAAGTTTTAATTGTCCAAACACCATTAGCATCATATTGTCCAAATGCTGTTGCGTCATAAGCTGTGCCATCTATAAAATGAATGTGTGACATTGAGCCATTATGATAATAAGCTGATGTTACCCATTTTCCTATTGCCATTGTACTTGTGTCTAATGGATTTGCTGAACTACCAACTGTCCAAGATTGAGTAGGTTCTTCTCCATTAACATATAAAGTAATTGCATTAGCATCACATTTACAGACTATATGATAAAATGCATTTGTATCTCTGTATTTAGCAGATGTTTTTCTTTGTTTATTATCTCCACCATCTTCTGAATAATAAAAAAGTTCATCTGAAGAAGCAAAACCTATTCCTGTTGCATCTGTTCCAGAGTTACCCCAAGATATTAAATAATTTGTTGCAGTTATACCACTTCTTTTTACCCAAGCACTAAAAGTCCAAGATGTATTTGTACTTGCTAAACTTCTTGTTAAATATGTATTAGCCATTAGTTAAATTGTCCCCCACCTGTTGCACCGAAGCTAGATGAGATTGTAAACGTTCTGTCTGCTGTTTGACTTTCTGCATCTGTTGCTAAGATTGTAAATGTGTATGTTGTTGCTGTTGTTGATGCTCCACCGAAATCGGTAGTGCTTAAAACTCCTGTTGATGTGTTTAGTGTTATTCCTGCACCACTTAATACTGAAGTTGTTTCTGAATAAGTTATTGCACTATCTGATGTAGCTGAAAGTGTTGCAAGTGTTCCAGAGAAATCTCCTGCAAATGTTCCAAGAGAAGTACCAGTTGACCATGTAGGTGCATCTGAAACTGTTAGTAATAATCCAGTTAATACTGCATTACCATCTCCATTTTCTATTCTAATTTTGTATTGTGCATCTACTGTTAAAGTAACGACTACAGTTAAAGAAGTAGAGTTATTAAAAGTTACTGATGTTGGGTTATACCAAATACCTGTAGATGGATTTAAAAATTCTACTTGTGGAATAGACTGAAAGTTTTGACCTGTAATTGTAATTGTTGCTTCTGCATTTGTTATAGTTGATGGAGAGATAGAACTAATAGTTGGTTTAGTTTCTCCAACTGTAACACTTCCACCTAAATTAACTGCTGAACCATTTATAGTAATAGATTGATTAGCTAACTTAGCATTAGTAACTGAATTATCTGCTAATCTTGCAATGTTAAGAGTTCCAGTTAAACCAGAAGCATCAAAATCTGCTACTGAAAATGTTCCAAAACCAACAATTTCTAAAATATCATTTACACTAGCACCTGTTGTTAAGACTACATTACTTCCATCTGTTGCTGTGTAATCCGAACCATTAACTAATTTTACTCCATTTAAATATACATCAGTAAATCCACTATCATAAGCTAAAGTATTACCATTAGCATCTGCACCAGTAAATGTTGTCTGACTTGCTGTTGCTGTGTATTTGTATCTAGCTGAAGTACCATTAATACTTGAACCTGCTAAATCAAATGACGAGCCATTCCATATTTTTAATTTTCCTGCTGTAGTATCAAACCACATATCTCCATTATCTAAAGAAGTGGTTGGGGCTGTTGCTGAAATTCTATAAACTTCACCAAAGTTATTTACTGAAGCTAGGTTTGTTGCAACTGTATTAATATTTGTAATTGCTCCACCAACATTATTAACATTAGTGATTGCTCCTGCTACTGAATTAATATTAGCAATATCTGTAGCCACAGTTCCAATATCTGTAGCATCTCCTGCAACAGCAGTTACGTTAGCTGATATACCTGCGACTGTAGTTACATCTGCTGAAACTCCTGCAACACTTGTGATGTTTGTATTATTAGTTGCAACTGTATTAATATTTGTATTGTTACCTGCAACAGTATTTATATTTGTACTGTTTGCATTAACTGCATTGATGTTTGTTGAATTTGAATTTACTGCTGATACTGCACTAGAGATACCTGCAACCGAAGTTACATCACTATCAATACCTGCAACAGTATTTATGTTAGCTGAATTAGCATTAACAGCATTAATGTTTGTGCTGTTTGAATTTACATTGGTTACAGCAGTTGAAATACCTACTACTGAAGTTACATCAGCACTAATTCCTGCAACTGTAGTAACATTGGCATCTATACCTGCTACTGTATTAACATTGGCAATATTTGTACCAACTGTATTAACATTAGTTATATTGTTTGATACTGTATCTATTTCTGAAGTTGCTTCATTTAAATCGTTAGCCGCAGTTTCTATTTCTGAAATAGCTTCATTTAAATCATTTGCTACTGTAACTACGTCTGCAATGTTAGTTGCAACTGTTGTAACATCAGCTATGTTGGTAGCGACTAAACCTATATCTGTAGCATCATTTGCTACTGTTGTTACATTAGCACTAATACCTGCAACCGTTGTAACGTCTGCACTTATGCCTGATACTGTTGTGATGTTTGGTAAGTTTGTTGAAATAAATTGTTTGTTAACAGCATCTGTATTGTCTACAGGGTCTGCAACATTTGTAAGTCTTTTATTTTGTACGTCCCATTGAAAGTTTACATTAGAAACTTTAATTACGTCTCCTGCATCATCAATAGCTTCTTGTGACATAAAGAATGCCTGTTCACTATCTGTATCTAAATCATTTTCAGTAAGAACTGAACCAGAAGCATAATCTGTTAATCTAGTTGTTTGTGATGTTGTT